GCGCGCCGCTGCCGAGCGCCCCGGAGATCGCCCAACGAATGCTCGACCGGGCCCGCCAACGCCCCTTGCCGAAGAGGAGATCAGGCTAACCACTGCGCCTCGCGTCGCCCGGCTTCGCTGCGCCGCGCGCCGCACCGCACCGCGTCGCAGCTCGGCGCAGCGCCCCGCCTCTCAACGCAACGTCTCCTTGCGGATCGCCCCTCTCGACTTCGTCGCGACGCGTCGCCGCGCGCCGCTACGCCCGGCATCGCATCGCATCGTCTTTCTCCGCGGCGCAACTCCGCGCTCCGCGGCGCCATGCAGCGCAGCGCTCCGCCCCGCAGCGCACCGCAACGCGGCCCCCTTCGGCTCCGGCTGAAGGGGGTCTTTTTCAGGCTCCAGCTGGCCGCTACACTTGACGGGTTCCGAAAGCGGGACCCGGCATGGCGCTGCTCGACGTAAACGGCCTGCTCATCGACCCGGTCAGCCAGCGGCTGGCGTTCGAACGCTGGGACCTGGAGCAAGACCTCTACGAGTTCACCAAGCACGCCTGGGCGCAGATCGACCCCGCCCCGTTCCGCGACGGCTGGCCGATCCAGGCGGTCTGCGAGCACCTGGAGGCGATCGTCGATGGCCAGATCAAGCGGCTGATCATCAACATCCCGCCCCGGTCCGGCAAATCCACCTTGTGCAGCGTCTGCTTCCCGGCCTGGACCTGGGCCCAGCGCCAGGACAGCGCCACCAGCGGCCCCGGCACTCAGTTCGTATTCAGCAGCTACGCGGAAAAGTTGGCCTTGCGCTTCTCGCTGCGCAACCGCCGCCTCATCCAGTCCAAGTGGTACCAGCAGCGCTGGGGCGACCGCTTCAAGCTGCTCTCCGATGAAAATACATCGCATCGATTCGTGAACGACCGCGCCGGCGAGCGCCTGGTGACCTCGATCAGCGGCACCGCCACCGGCTTCGGCGGCAACATCTTCGTGGTCGATGACGCCAACGCCGCCAACGAGGCGTTCAGCGAGGCCGCCATCCAGGAGGTGATCGACTGGTGGGACCAGACGGCTTCGACCCGCCTCAACGACCTCGACGCCGGCGCCTATGTGATCATCCAGCAGCGGCTGGCCGAGAACGACCTCACCGGCCACGTCCTTGAGCAGAGCATCGGCGACTGGCAGCTGTTGATGTTGCCAATGCACTTCGACCGCGACCGCGTCGTCACCACAAGTATCGGGTGGACCGACCCCCGCACCCAGGAAGGCGAGTTGTTGTGGCCAACGCGCTTCCCCGACCACGCAGTGCGCGCGCTGGAGCAAACGCTGGGCCCGTTCGGCGCCGCCGGCCAGCTGGAGCAGAGCCCCAAGCCGAAGGGCGGCGGCGTCATCAAGTACGCCTGGTGGAACGCCTGGGAGAAGGCCAGCTACCCGCCGATGGACTTCATCCTGGCCAGCCTGGATACGGCGTACACGGAGAAAACCGAGAACGATTTCAGCGCCATCACCGTCTGGGGCGTGTTCACCTACGACACTGTCGCCGTGCCCGGCCGGATCATCGGCGCCGACGGGCGGCCGATGTATCTGGGCGAGCGCAACTTCGCCGAGGAGAGCGCGCGGGTAATGTTGATGCACGCCTGGCAGGCGCGGCTGCCCTTGCACGAGCTTGTCAACAAGGTCGCCGACAGCTGCCGGCGGATGAAGATCGACCTGCTGCTGATCGAGAACAAGGCCTCGGGGATCAGCGTCGCCCAGGAGATGCAGCGGCTCTATGGGCACGAGACCTGGGGCGTCGAGCTGAACGACCCGCGCAGCATCGACAAGCTCAGCCGCCTGCACTCGGTGGTGCCGCTGTTCGCCCCCGAGCTGCGCGAAAAGCGCGACCCGCAGGGCCGCGTCCTCAAGGACAAGGACGGCGACGCGATCATGGTCAGCGCCCGCGACGGCATCGTCTACGCGCCCAGCGATCCCGGCATGCCGACCTTCCGGGTGTGGGCCGAGGAGTGCATCCGCCAGGTCGAGAGCTTCCCGCACGGGGCCCACGACGACTACGTCGACACCGTCAGCCAGGCGCTCAGGTGCCTCCGGGACCGCGGCCTGCTGACCCTGCCCGCCGAGCGGCTGGCCGATCTCAACGCCGCCGCTCACCGTTTCCGCACGCCGCCGCCGCTCTACCCGACCACTTGACGCCAGTTGCGCAGCGGCACTTGACACGCCAGTATAGTCGCGCCCCGGCGCCGCTCTACCCGACCGTTTAGGGCGCCCCCCGCCTGGCGGTCCTCCGACTGGCACCCCACCGGGGGCGGTCGCCGGGGCAACTGAGAGGGAGGAGGCTGGCGTGTTCCAGCCGCGCGTCCTGGCGCAGGCCACCGTCGATCCCGGCGTCTTCGAGGTCGCCGATCGGATCAACGACCTGCCGTTCGTCGTGCATGTCACCGGCCAGCTGGAGGGCGGCGATCCGCTCCCCGACCGCGACTACGAGATCGCCGACATCGACATGCCGCACGCCGCGTTCGCCGGCCTGGCGCGCTACGAGCACGAGATGCGGCGGGTGAACTGATGGCCCGCGAAGCTCCCCTCGTTGTCGAGCTGACGCTGACCGACTTCTGCCTGGCGGACGGCGGCCGAGTGCTCAGCCGGGACGAGGTGCCGGACCCACCCAAGGGCGCCCTGCTGCAGGATGGCTATGTGATCGACGCCGAGGTCGACGGCGTCCACCGGCGCTGGCGCTACGGCCCCGAGGGCTTGATCCGCTACGTGGTCTACGCCGGCCCGGACGATAACGCCTGGGACCGCACCAAGATCGCCGCCGTCTGGGAGGCCCCGTGATGGCCGGGGTCCCGCTCCGCGGCGGCTTCGGCCGCGCCAACCTGCGGCTGGTGAGCCCGCCGGCGCCGGGCGCCAGCGCCAACGACGACATCGTCATCGACATCGGCGATGACGATCCCGACCAGCCGCAGATCAACGACGAGGGGCAAATCCTCTCGATCGAGCACGGCGACGGCTCGGTCACCATCAGCATGAACGACAAGCCGCTGTTGCCCGGCATGGGCCACAATCGCGGCACCGACTGGTTCAGGAACCTGGCCGACGAGATCGACGACGGGCAGCTCGGCAGCGTCGCCGAAGACCTGCTGCGCGGCGTCGCCGACGACGAGCAGTCGCGCAAGGACTGGGTCGACACCGTCGCCACCTTCGTCAAGCTGCTCGGCGTCACCATCGAGATTCCGAACGTCAGCGGCGCCACGGACGGCGCGCCCGTCGAAGGCATGAGCCGGGTCAGGCACCCGCTGCTGCTGGAGAGTGTGCTGCGCTTCCAGGCCAATGCGCGCGGCGAGTTCCTGCCCGCTGATGGGCCAATGAAAATCCGCGACGACAGTTCCGAAGGCGTCGAGATGGAACTGCTCGCCGGCGCCCTCGAAAAGGACATGAACCACTACCTGACGGCGCACGCGACCGAGTACTACCCGGACACCGACCGGATGTTCTTCCGGCTCGGCCTCGACGGCACCACCTTCAAGAAGGTCTACCGCTGCCCGCTGCGCATGCGCCCGGTCTCCGAGACGGTGATGGCCAACGACCTCATCGTCTCCAACGACGCCACCGACCTCGCCAACGCCCGCCGCGTCACCCACCGGCTGATGATGAGCCCGACCACCATCCGCCGCATGCAGATCATCGGGGCCTACCGCGATGTCGACCTGGGCACGCCGGTGGAGCCGCAGCTCGACGAGGCGCAGCGCGAGATGCGCCGCCAGCAGGGACAGACCGACGCCACCCTCAACCCCGACGACCGCGACCGGCAGCTCTACGAAATCTACTGCGACCTCGACCTGGTCGGCTACGAGCACCAGTGGAAGGGGCGGGCCAGCGGCCTGGAGATTCCGTACCGGGTGACCGTCGATGTCACCTCGCACCAGGTGCTCAGCCTGGTCAGGGACTACCCCGAGCCGGACCCAGCCGACGCCGATCCGCTGCCGAAGCGCCGCGAGACCTTCGTGCAGTACACCTACGTCCCCGGCTTCGGCTTCTACGCGCTGGGGCTCGGCCACATCCTCGGCAACACCACCAACGCGATCACCGCCGCCTGGCGCGAGATGCTCGACAACGGCATGTTCGCCAACTTCCCCGGCTTCCTGATCGCCAAGGCGGCGACCCGCCAGCAGACCTCGATCCTGCGGGTGCCGCCCGGCGGCGGCCAGCCCGTCGACACGCTGGGCAAGCCGATCACCCAGAGCGTGATGCCGCTGCCCTACAACACCACCCAGATGCCGCCGCTGATGCAGCTGGTCGAGAGCATGGCCACCACCGGCGCGCGGATCGGCGGCACCGCGGAAATCCAGGTCGGCGAGGGCAAGCAGGACGCGCCGGTCGGCACCACGCTGGCGCTCATCGACCAGGCCACCAAGATCGAGAACAGCGTCCACAAGCGGGTCCACACCAGCCAGGCCAAGGAGTTCCAGCTGCTGGTGGCGTTGTTCCGCGAGCATCCCGAGGACTTCCTGCGCTGCGAGAAGAAGGGCTTCTCCGGCCAGACCTGGGACGAGCAGACCTTCCTGCAGGCGCTCTCGACCTGCGACCTGGTTCCGCAGGCCGACCCCAACACCTCCAGCCAGCTGCAGCGGCTGATGAAGGCGCTCGGCGTCAAGCAGCTGCAGGCGCAGAGCCAGAGCCTCTACGACCCGATCGCCGTCGACACCTACGCGCTGAAGACGATGGGGGTGGGCAACCCGCAGCAGTTCTTCGTGCCGCCGCAGGCGATGGGCCAGCCGCCGCCGCAGCTGCAGCAGATGCAGGCCGAGATGAAGGCCAAGCAGCAGCAGGCCGACGCTCGCACCACCGACGCCAACGCCCGCGCCGCCGTCGCCAAGGCGAAACTGGCCGAGACCCAGGCCAAGATCAGCCAGGGTGGCTTCGCCAAAGCCGGCCAGGCCGGGCCGCAGCCGCTCGACGCCATCAACGCCAAGGCCAAGATGATGGACGCCGAGACCCGCCGCTTCGACGCCCACGCCAAGGTCGCCGAGATGGCCGAGCAGTCGCACGACCGCGCCGCCGATCGGCAGGCCGAGCAGCAGTCCGACCATGTCGACCTGGTCAAGGCGCTGCTGGCGCACCAGCAGAGCGGCGCTGAGACGGCGATGGGCCACGCCCACGACGCCAACGAGGGCGCCCTCGATCGCGCCGCCGACCTGCGCCAAGCCCAGATCGCCGCCCAGGCGGCCGCCAAGAAGGACAGCTCCGATGCCTGACCAGAAGCGGATCAACCGCCTGAAGCTGATGCTGGGTCACGCCCAGCGCGCGCTGGAGATGGCTGAGCCCGACCTGCGCATCGTCGAGCGGCTGCTCAACGACGCGGTCGCCCTGGTGGTCGAGATGAGCGAGCCGCCGAGCCCCTACGAAGACCGGACCTTGCGGCCGGGCCTCAACCGCATCGACCCGACCGGGCGGTTCCCCGAACCCGAGGTGAAGGAACACTCCGATGGCTGACGGCGCCAGCGCGGCAGATGCCAAGTCCTATCGCGAGGCGATGCGCGCCAAGGCCGAGCGCCTGGGCGGCGGCGAGGACGCCAAAGAGGGTGTCGACGCCTCCTCGTTCACCCCGGCCGAGAAGCTCTACGGCGGGGTGAAGACCGGCATGCGGCCGGTGAGCCGCCAGGCTCGCGCCTCCGGCGGCGCCGTGACCGGCGCGCACGCCGCCTCGACGCCCGGCCGGGCCCCGCGCAAGGCTGGCGGCGGGCTCGGCGAGAGCTACGTCAACCGCGACCAGAAGGCCGCCAACGCCGAGCGCGAGGGCGAGTACCCGAACGGCGGCATGAAGACCGGCGGGCGGGCGCACCGCCAGGACGGCGGCGGCGACTGGTCGAAGAACGTCCGCAGCGACGCTTTTGCAGCCGGCCCAAGGAAAGAGCCCACGTCTGCGGACCGCGCCCGCGCCAAGTCCGACATGGACGCCTACGTGGCGTCGAAGCGGCCGCCGAGCGAGACGCCCAAAGCTTCGGGCGGGCGGGCCCACCGTGCCGAGGGCGGCTACCTGCCGCGCCAGGAGGCCGAGGGCGCGACGATGACCCGGCGCCTGAAGAACGCCACCGGCTCTTCGGCAGCCAAGGAGGGCGGCCGCCCGGCGGCGGAAGACGGGCGCCAGGGCCGCGCGGCCGGCGGCCGCATCGGCAAGCAGGGCGGCGGCCCGCTGGCGACGCCGCTGTCGGCCGGCATGGGCGGCCAGGGCCGCTTCAACTTCAACTACGGACCGCAGGCCTCGGAGGGAGCGAAACTGGGCCTCAAGGATGGCGGCCGCGCCAAGGCGCACGAGCGCTACGGCCACGGGCCCAGCTGCAGCTGCCCCTCCTGCCGGAAGGGCAAGGCCGGGGGCGGCGGCTTCAACCCGCTCGGCGCACTCGGCGGCCTCATCCCGCTGGCGATCTCCGAGATGAGCGGCGGCGACAACGACCCCAACAAGAACGACGCCCTCGGGCCGACGGCAGCGGCGGCCGGCAAGCGGCACGGCGGCCGCGCCAAGCGCGCCTACGGCGGCGATGTCCACGGGCGTTCAGCTGAGAACCGGCAATTCCAAGAGGACGCCGCCGAGAGCCTGGGCGAACCGCGCCGCGCCCGAACCCCGCTGTCGCCGGCCGCGCGCGGCGAGGTCGACCGGATCAAGCGGAACATCAGCTCCGGCCGCGCCACCGGCGGCGGGGTCGCCGAGGGTGCGCTCAAGCAGCACCGGCTGGAGCACAAGGCGATCGGCAAGCGGGCTGGCGGCGGTCTGCCATCGCAAAGCGGTCAACCCAGACCCAGCCCGCTGGAAAGGCTGCGCGCTAACGTAACGGGAGCCATTCAGCGCGGCGAAAAGCAGCCCATCGTTGCTCAAGACGCTGACGCCAAGGCTCGAGCCCGCGGTGGCCGTTCCGGCAAGGGCAAGACCAACATCAACATCATCATCGGCACGCACCCTGGCGGGTTGAACGGACAAGGCGGTCCCCCGCCTGGCCCGAACCCGGCCCTGGCGATCCGGCCGCCACCGCCGCCTGGCGCGGCGCCGATGCCGATGCCTGGCGGAGCGCCGCCGCCAGGCGCTGGCGCACCGATGCCGATGCCGATCCCGGTCCCGATGGGCGGGGCCGGCGGCCCGCCGGGGATGCCGCCGCCTGGGATGCCGCCGCGCGCCCGTGGCGGCCGCGCCCCCAAGGTGGGCGGCGAGCCGCAGGCCGGCGCGGGCTCCGGCCTCGGCCGGCTGCAGAAGACCGCCGCGTACGGGCGCCGCTCGCGGGAAGGCCAGGGCCTGAGGAAGTAGCATGGCGTCGGCAGTCCAGTTCGAAGCGAAGCTGCGGGAGATCGTGGCGGCTGAGCGCGAGGTCAGCGTCGAGGAGCTGACCGGCGGCGGCCCCGAGGACTACGCCGCCTACCGCGAGACGGTCGGCTTCATCCGCGCGCTCGACAGCGTCGGGGACTGGTGCGCCGAGGCCGCAAAGCAGTTGGACGAGAGGTGAAGCATGCCGGCGACGGCTTTCGCACACGACATCGACCCGAAGACCAAGCTGCTGGAGGCGGTCGGCGACATCTCCGACGTGGAAATCTTCCACAACCAGGTCTTGGTCGCAGTCTACATCGCCCCGGAGAAGACCAAGGGCGGCATCATCCGCCCCTACCAGAATGTCGAAGAGGACAAGTACCAGGGCAAGATCGGCCTCATCTTGAAGTGCGCGCCGCGCGCCTTCGTCAGCGACGCCAAATGGCAGTGGCCGGACGACATGGGCGAGGGCGACTGGGTGTTCTACCGGGTCAGCGACACCATCCCCTGCACCGTCAACGGCCAGGCCTGCCGGATCGTCGATGATGTCGACGTGAAGGGCCGGGCAGGCGACCCGGATCGGGTGTGGTGATGGACGAAGCCGACCTCGCCCACTTCACCGAGGACGTGCTGGTGGCGCTGGCCAGCGTCACCGACCGGCACGGGCTCAAGATCAAGCTGACGCCGGACCAGGAGATCACCATCCTGGCCAGCGCCATCGCCTCCGTGATGAACCGCCGCACCGATCTGGCGCTGTTCCGGCCGATCAGCCTCGGCCCGGACGGTTCGATCCGCGGATTGGAGTGAGAACGATGGCTGACCCCACCGATTCCGTCGAACTGGCGCTCGCGGACCTCGAAAACGAGCCGCTGCCGACCCACACCCGCGAACATAAGCCCCCCGAGGACGATATCGAGGTCGCTTATGCTGAGGATCACGGCGACGACCGGCAAGAAGCGCCCCCTGCAGCGCAAAAGCCGGAAGAGCGCGAGATTCCGGCCGAGGAGGGCATCGCCGAGCTGCGCGCGCGGCTGCAGTCGTCCGAGGCGGCTCGGCGCCAGTCCGAGGAACGCGCCAACCAGGCCGAACAGGCCCGCGTCGAGGCCTACGGCGCCAAACAGGACTCCGACGTGCAGTTCTTGGCCACTGCGCTGGACGGCGTGAAGCAGTCGATGGGCGTTCTGGAGGCGAACCTGGCCGAGGCCTACGCCGTCCAGGATTTCGCTCAGGCCGCCAAAATCCAGACCGAGATCGCCCGCGCCGCGCAGCGCGAGTCGGCGATCGAGACCGGGCTGGAGCAGCTGAAGACGATGCCGCGCGAGCAGCCCAGGCTCGCCCCGCGGGAGAATGACCAGGTCGAGCAGGTCGCCAGCCAGCTGACCCCCAACGCCGCCGCCTGGATCAGGGCGCACCCCGACTACATCACCGATCCGAACAAGAACCAGCGGCTGATGAGCGCCCACTACGCTGCGATGGCGGACGGCCTGCCGGCCGATAGCCCCGACTACATCCGCTACGTCGAGGACCGCGTGCTGCAGCGGGCGCCGGCGCGGCGCGAACCTGAACCCCAGTTTGAAAGGCGCGAACCCGTGGCAGACACCCGCCGCTCCGCGCCGCCTGCCGCCCCGGTCAGCCGGGGCAACGGCGGCGCCAATAGCTCCACCCGCGTCACCCTTTCCCGCGAAGAGCGGGAGACGGCGCACGAGAACTTCCCTGACGAGATGCAGGCGGACCCGACCGGCCGCAAGGCCGAGCAGGCCTACGCCCGCAACATGCTGATCTTGCAGCGCGAAGGAAGGTTGAAGGTGAACTGAGATGGCCCGCAACGGTAACGGCGAGCCGCCCGCACCTGAGGCGGCGGAAGTTGAGGCCCTGGCGGCGGTCAGCGCCGAGCGGGAAGGCCCGCGCCCGCAGGACCCGCGGCCCAACGGCGCGCACGAGCTGTCGTCCCGCGAGCGGGCCGAGCTGCGCGCCAAGGAGATCATGGGTCACCTGGAGGGCGCACTCGACGAGGGCCAGGACGAACTGGCGCTCGACGCCATCGTGGTGCCGGACGGCTGGACCTACGAGTGGAAGCGCCAGACCGTCTACGGCAAGTCCGATCCGGCCTACGACACCAAGCTGGCCAGGACCGGCTGGGAGCCGGTGCCGGCCGAGCGCCACCCGGCGATGATGCCGAAGGGCGCGCGTGGCGAGATCATCCGCGATGGCCTGGTGTTGATGGAGCGGCCGAAGATGATCACCGACCGGGTGCGGAAGATCATGTACGAGCGGGCTCGCAACGCCGTGCGGATGAAGGAGCAGCAGCTGAACGAGGCCCCGCAGGGCACCTTCCAACGGGTCGACGAGGCGGGGCGACCCACGGCGCGGATCAAGACCAGCCACAGCCCGGTCGAGATTCCGGTGCCGACCGAATGAACGGCTGATGGACTTCCA